AATCCGGGGGATGACTCAACAAGTCAGTTAATGAGAGTCAATGAATATGCTAATGACATGATGAATCCTCCAAATGAGAACAAACGCTATCGGCGGATGCACCGTGGAACAAGTACAGGTTACTGAATGCCTTATGCAAGTGATAAGCAACGAAAGTGGATGCATCATAACCGTCCAGAGATAGCAGAGAGGTGGGATATGGAGGAAAGGGCTTCCAGGAGTGCGAGAGGTAGGCGTAAAGAAACGATTCTTACTGGACCCACCACTTATGGTCAATTGAAATAAAAATGCGGTAGCGTCTAATCTGAGAAGAATATGGCTGAAGAGAAAAGACAGGGGAGAAGGAAAGAATACTACGATGTAAAAGAACACTACAATCGAAAGAACTGGCTTCCTTCTGGACGTAAATGGTTTCAGACAAGACAAACCCTCCTAGAGGGGTCTTCTGAACAGATGCCTGTATTCCTGACTCCTTCAAGAAAGAAGGTTACAGGAGGTTCATGGACTGATCCTTACACAGGAATCAACACTTCAGACGTTAAATCCCTTCATATCGATCACACAGTTGCACTTAGAGAAGCATTCGGTTCAGGAGGATTCCGATGGAGTCCTGAAAAGAAACAGAAATTCGCACATTCTCTACGTAGAGGTCATCTCAGACCGATTGGGGCCGATGTCAATATCCAAAAAAGCTGGCATGATGTCTCAAAATGGCTCCCAGAGAAAGATCCCATCAAATATGCTCGTGAAACAGAAAAAATCAAAGGACGATGGGGGTTGAGTGCTGATCCTAAAGAAGCAAAATGGTATGAAACCCTTCTTGGACGTAAAACCCGACTGAAAGTCGGACCTGCGGTTGAAGACACCTTCTATTGCAAAAGCTGTCATGGTGGAAACCCCTATTCCAACAATAAACGTGGTAAAAGCCTTCTAACAAGATGATGGAACTTGCACACATACGATCTCCGAAAAGAATCCGTTTCATTGAAGAGTATGTTACTCATGGGAATGCAATACGTGCCGCAAGAGAGGCAGGTTACGACAGAGGTGATCCTCTCAAACTGAAAAACCATGCAAAGACTCTCAAAAACAAACTGAAACTTGAAATTGAGGCATTATTCCGTGACCGAATGGAAACAGGAGGCCCAAAAGCCTACAATGTCATGGAGGATCTTCTGAATTCCGAATCTGACAGTGTTCGATACAATGCCGCAAAGGATTTGCTTGACAGAGCAGGGCATAAACCGATAGAAAGGATCGAACATACTCATGAACATCGATCTGTTCAAGAAATGGAAGCACATTTGGTTGCATTGGTTGGTTCAGATGGTGCAAAACTACTTATGGGATCTGTTAAAATCAAAAACAATGACTCACCACAGTTTTTGGAGAACTAATGGCTGAACGAATCTATACTTCGACAGGTAAAGTCGTAGAAGTAGGAGATGATGCTCCTAAAAAGAAACTACGTAAAAAATTAAAAACACCTGTTTATGACGATTCAGGCAAAAAGATTAAAACGATTGAATATACAGATAGTCTTACGGCAAAACAGTCACGTGCAAGAATCCAAAAACAGGCACTTCTCTCAGAAGAAGAAATAAAATCCAATTTACAAAAAAGAAAAGAAATTAAGGCAGGATTAAGAGATCCCGGATCTGTCAGAAAAACTCTGAATCCTGGTGATCCTGGATTCTTCCGAACTCCTCCATCTGCGAAATGGGATTTCAAGACATTTCCGACTAAACCACTAAAATCTTTTCATGGACCCAATGTCCTTGCTCCTTCAACTGATATCCACTTATATCAAGAAGGTCAATATGAGGCACGTGTAGCTAAAGATAAGGCATTAGGTTCTCTTTTAACAAAAAAGACTCCATCTGTATCTTCATTGGTGAATATAACTACAACTGATATTCAACGTGGTCCTCATTCGACTATAAGTACTAATATATATCAAAAGAAAGATCCAAGAAGTGTTACTGTTGGAGACTCAAAAACGACTCTACCTAAAACACTGCCTATCGCTGATACATCCGGGAAACCTCAATTTCTTGGAAATCGAGAATTGTTACTACCTTCCAGTGTTACAATGCCGAAAGACCCCAAAGAAGTTGCAATGAGGGAATCTTTAAGCAAGCTAAGAGATGAAGGAGGTGTTAAAAAATCCACAAGAGGGTTTTCGCCAATAGCTGAATCTGAAGCAGGAACATTACGGCAATATCTTAAAACTCAGGTGTCACAACTTGCTAAAGCAAAGTCAGGAAAAGCGGTTGAAGGCAACTATGGAAGTCAGGCAATAAGGCATATAGAAAATCGTATAGTAAATTATATATCTAAAGGTAATCAATATGTAGATATACCTATAGAAGGCTTTGATAGAAAGATACGTGGTACTAAAATGGGGCATATGCTGGCTCAAGCCGCATTGAATGACCCTGATATCCAAAGTCAAATGAATCCTGCGGACAAGAAACTATTCGGAGAGTTCGGAGGAAAGGGTAAAGCAGGGTTTGCAGGTAAATCCTCTAAAGCATCATACATCTCTGAACATTGGGCTTCTCCCTTTGGGAGAGATCGAAGTCAGGTTGCCACAGAGGTCTATTCCTTAAATGAAGAAAAGGCTATTCCAGTTTCTTCTGGAAGTAGATTCAGACCTACTCTTAAAAAGCCGGAAGGTGCTTTTAATACAAAAATAAATGCATTGAGTGGTGTAGAACTCAGTCCTAATCCAAGATTAATAGGAGAAGACCCCGGATCAAGACTACCACCTTCATTAGGACAAATGGTTATGAGAGGCCATTCTCCTCTGTCTGCTGAAGAATTCACTTTAGGCTACCAAATGCCAACTGAGGCTCCTTCACCAACAGGAGAATTACATGGGTCTTTTTCAGGAGAAGGATCAACTTATGAGGCTCCTCCTCATCATACAGAGATTGAAGGGAAAATACTCCATACAGAACCAACTCAAACAAAATTATCTGGTCATTCTGGAGCACTTCAGTGGACTCCTCAGACATCTCTTATTGCTGGAGTCTCCAGATCCCAATTAAAACATTATTATCCCCAAGGTACTGTCCTTACAGTTGCATCTCCTACCAAAAAAGTACCGTTAGGAACAATGAGTCAAACAGGCCATTTTATTCCTGTTGGATTAAGAGGTGATATCAAGAAAAAAACTTTAGCACCTATGGAAATGCAATCGCCTGAATGGAAAACCATTATGCAGACTTCTGCAGGATCAGGTCTCTATGGACAAGACGTTCCAGAAGGCTACTTATATGATGACCCTCAAGCACGTGCAGTTCAGTCTGCAACTGGACCAGAAGTTGATGCTCCTCATAAAACAGGTATAGATATAGAAGAAAAAGGTATTAAGTTCTCAGGATTATCAACTCAAACAAAAAAAGGGCGAATTGCTGATCCTGCACGTACTGGAGTTGTAGACATGGAAGCAAAACAACTGATGGAGCTTGATGTCCTTGATTTGGATGCAGAAGAGACAAGATTAAGGAAACAACAGGAATTGAACCAGAAAATAATGCATGAAGGTAATAAAATTACAGGACAAACTGAAGAATCTTCCTCAGACTCAAGGGAAAAGAAATTAAACGAATTGAAGAAAAAAGGTGTAAAAATATCACATGGTGATAGACATCCTTCCAAATATATAGATGAAGGGAAAGCTCGCAGGGCTGAAATAAAACAATATTCTCCTGAACTGGAAAGAGAAGGTGTAAGAAGAGATTCTGCTGATCTTGAAGGGCAGGAAAGAGCTTGGGTTAGAGTTAAGGATAAGAAAGGAAAAGAAAGCTGGAAATACAGGAAGATAACAGATAAGAATTTCACAAAAACAGTAGAAATCGTTGATAAAAAAACAGGACAGAAAAAGCTGATAGAAAAAATCGACTATGAACGGCATGGGAGTTTCAAGAAAGTCTCACGAGCATTAAGACGGCAAAATGTGGAAATAGAACTAGCCAATGTGAAAGAAGGTAAACCTCCTGATCAAGGGAAAAAGACTTTCTATCAAGACCCTGAAGGTAAATTCCATGTCATGGATGTTCAGGAAGCATTTGAACGGAGACAAGGTACTTTTAAAAGACCAACTCCGCAAGTAACAGGATATAATAGGCAAGGTACTCTTGTTACTTCTACTGCACCTAAAGTTGAAGGTAATGTTGCAAGTACAAGTGCAGTTAAAGAAACAAAAACTAAAGCACAAAAGAAATGGGGTGTAGGTTCATTAAGAAGCAAACTAACCTTTGGAACAAACCTTTTTGTTCTTCCTGATGTGATACATGCACTAAGGGTTAAAAAAGATACAGAGAAAACAGGAAAAGAATTCAATATAGGTTCTTTTATTCCTCCTTATGCAAGAAAAATTGTTTATGGGAAACCAATCCCACGATCATGAGCAACACTAAGACTCTTGAAAAAGCATTAGTACTTGCGGAAGCAATACAAGAGAAAAAGGATACCAATAAGGTTCTGTATTACGAACCATATGAGTATCAGTTGAATTTCCATGCGGCACGTGATTCAGGTGGTAGATTGGCACGGCAACGTCTTCTCATGGCGGCAAACAAAGTAGGGAAAACTTTCTCTGGTGCAATGGAGTTGACAATGCATGCTCTTGGAGATGCTTATCCTTCTTGGTGGAAAGGTGCAAGATTCAAAAAACCAATTAAGGCATGGGCGGCAGGTAATACTACTAATAATACTAGAGATATAGTACAAGCAGAACTATTAGGAGAACCTGGAGATGAAGAAGATTTTGGACATGGAACTATACCAAAAGATAGAATTGTGGGTTTTGAACGTGCTCCCGGAATCCCGAAAGCATATCAGTCGGTTCTTATCAAACACTCATCAGGAAAGAACTCAAAAATCTGGTTTAAATCCTATGAACAAGGACCACAAGCATGGATGGGTAAGGCGTTGGATGTTATTTGGTTGGATGAAGAACCTCCACAAGACATTTACTCACAAGCACTCAGAGGAACGCTAAAAAGCGGTGGTCTTGTCTACATGACCTTTACTCCTGAATCAGGAATGACTCAGGTTGTGGCACAATTCATAAATGAACTTAAAC